TCATCAAAAGAATAATCATCCATTAAGGTTTCAATATCCTCCTCATCAAGACCATCCTCAGTGGCACGTAAATAATCTTTAAGTAAAGAATCAGGATCAGAATTATCAAAGTCTTTTTGTAATTTTACAAAATCTTCAATTCCTCTACCTGTATCTTTTTTATACTTAAAGTAAGCAGCGACATCTTCAGGTAATTCTTCCTGAGTTTCTCGCTGACTCATTAATTCATCAAATGAATTAATTTCTTTATTGTATCTTTTTCCAATATATGAAAGAACGTCTTTCTCGTTTAATTCAGCTTTTGGCTCTTCAGCTTTTGGCTCTTTAGCTTTTGGCTCTTCAGCTTTTGGTTGATCATCATTAATCTTTTTTTCATGCTTATCTAAAAGCTCTTGTTCTACCTGTTGAACTGATTTTTCTTCTGCTACGTTTACTTCTTTTACTGTAAATTCCATATGATTAAATTTAATTATTACAAATATAAGAAAAAAATAATACCGTTTTTAGACATTATCTAGGGTCAAACTCAGCTAAGTCAAAACCATCAAGGCTATCTTCATTTGACTCAAAGTTTACTGGTGGTAAATTATTTTTTCTTTGTTGTATTAGTTTTGATTGCTCAGTATTTGCTTGGCTAATTCTTTTAGATTTAGCTCCTTCTCTTTCAATTTCCCTTTTAGATAACGCTTCAGCTTCCATGTTTCTTAATTGTAAGTTGTAGTTAAATTCTTCTTGCATTAACTTACTTTTAAGCATAGCCTCATTGTTTTGCTTTTCAATCTCAAAAGCTATCTCAGCCTGTTTTAACTGCATTTTGCCTTGCATCTCAACCTGTTGAGCTTGCATTGTCATTTGCTGCTTCATCTCTTGAGACTTTAATTCCTGTTGAGCTTGCATTGCCTGAGCTTGCATTGCTTGTTGTTGTTGTTGTTCTTGTAGTGCTTTACGTTTTACTTTAAGTAATTGATTAGCAAGCTTAATGTTTTTAATCTCTCGTATATCGATAGCATCTTCTAGGTTAATATCTCCCTTAGATAATGCCATTTGTATATTCGCTTCAAGTTGAGCTTTTTGCTCTTCATCTGGAGCTATTTCAATAAAAATACCAAAGTCATAAATGTATAAGTCTTTTATCTGATTAAGTATACTAACGTTATACTTTCCTATAGCATTTGCAAAATCATCTTTAAAATCTGCATACTGTAATATATCAGCTACTCTGTAAGTAATTGCTTCAGCTAAACTTCTATATACATACAAAGAGCCTTCAAGTATATGTCTAGTCGCAACATTAGAATTTAACGCTGCTAACTTTTGTAAACCAACTAATGAATTAGGATCAGGAGTAGACGCATCTCTAGCTTCATTTAATCCTGTAACCTGCCTAATCATTCCTAAGTAGTGGTTATAATTAGCAATCAACATCTGTGTTTTACTTGCACCAGAACTTGACTGTAGTTCTTTAATTGGAATTTTTCCTTGATTATAGTCTCCATCCTGTGTATAACTTCTACCAATAACAGAACCTGTTTGGAAATATAATCGTAAGGCATCTTCTGGATTATAAGCGTTTCCTGTACCTAGGTCTACTTCATTCAATCCATCAGCATCAATATACACACCATCAGGTACGACTCTTGAAATAACTTGTTGCAGTTTTAAGTGAGTTATTTGTATTAGGTCTGCAAATGGAATCATACGCCTAGTTAAAGACTCAATAACCCCTTTATACATTCTAGGAGCTACTGCTACATAGTTTGGTAATGCGTGTTGTTGAGCGGATTTTGGTCTTACCATATTTTCAGCAAGTTCCCACTTTAAAAGAATATTTGTTCCCATAACCATAATACCCTCATACCATACATCAATGGTTTTTTCCATCTTTTCAAATCTTCCCTCCTCCATCATTTCGACTGGTGGATTGAATTGGTCATCTTTTTCTATAACCTTTGTTCCTCCATTTTCTAGTATCTTCTTTTTATAAACTACTTTTTTAGTGGTCTTATAATTAAAATACATTAATGTAACGGTGTCTCTATAAAAGATGTCATTTTCATAAAACTGAGCCACGTTATAATAATCATACCAACTCTGAGAATACTTTGATATTTCCTCTAAATCATCTTTGGTTAAAGACTGGTCAATTTTCATTAACTCGGTAATTGGAAGTGTTTTTATTTCACCCCAATAGAAACAGTCTTTAAAGTGTGGGTCTTCTGTATAACTATAAACAATATTTGCAGGGTCTACATATTTAAGTTCAACACCTGCTCCTGGCAAAAACTCATGCTTTGTACAACCAATACCTAAAACAGTCAAATCATAGTCAACTCTTTTTCTAATATCGTTGTAATGGTTTTCTGCAAAAATAGTATTAATAGCTTCCTCTTCAGCAATCTCTATGGCAGGCTTATATTTGAGCTGCATATATAGGTTCAACTCCTCATCAGTTTGAGGAAGGTCATCAGGATTCATTATAAAAGGATCAGCTCCTGTTTCTTTTTGAACAATTTGTAATATGTCTTTTGCTGCAGCCTGACCTTGTATCATGTCTTGATACTTACTTCTTTGAGCTTGTGACATTGCGTCTTCTGCATATGCCTTTACATCAAACAACCTGTCATTCATTCCGTTTACAACAACATCTACAAATTTTGGAATAATTGGGACTGGTGTCCAATCCAAGTTTAGATAACTTAAATCACCATCAACTGCTAATTCATTTTTATACTTAGCAACTGACTGCTCACCTCTAGCATAAAGACGAAGCCTGTAAAAATCTCTCCACTGGTTATAGTATCTACACTGGTTGCCATCTTTCTTAAACCACTCGTACTGAATAGCCTGACCTATTTGTAAGCCAAATTCCTCTGAAGCTTTTTCACTATCAGAAACAAACTGACTTGGAAACCCCACAGAAGAAACATTTATTTTTACGTCTTTCATTTATCTTATTATTTCACTACGACTTCCTTTATTGTTATACCTAGCAAAGTTAACAATAATATTTGATTGTTTTTTAACAGGTTGATAGAGGTGTCTTTGACAAGCCATTATAGCTAAACCTGAGCTAATAGATGCATCAAACTTAGTTCTATTGCTTATATCAAACCTTGCCCAATCTTCTAAAGTTCTACTAAAAGGCATATATCCCATTTCATCAGGACCAATCAAACCAATGTTAGATTCAATGTAAGACTCAATAGCTGCTGCGTGAGCCTGCTTTACTGCCTCGCTTGAGTTAGGTATCCCCCCAAGTTCTTTCTCTGTCTTAGAAAGCTTATGTTTAAGTTTGTCTGGTCGATTAATACTAAAGCCTCTATAACCTCTATTTTTAAAATGATACAGTAAACGAGGTTTATTGTTTTCTACTAATATAGGCATTCCATAAAACACACAAGCCATTAATACTTCCTCAAAAAATATTTCTGCAGTTTGAGGTCTGGCTATGTACTCTAAAAAAAACTGATTACTAGGAGCATCATCCATATTAAATTTAGTAACTCCACTTAGTGCACCATTAGAAGCACCTCCTCCAACTGTACCAGATATATCATAACTATCGCAACCAAATGCACCAAGGTGTTCGTTTGCAGGAAAAAAGCCACCTCTATGGTTTTTCCTATACCTGTTTTGCATGTTTTTTTTTGGAATCCAACTAACTAAAAATCTACCCCTAGTGTTTGGAGTCCATATAACCTCAGTATCTTTAATTCCGTTTTTCCAAGAAAATGATCCTCTAGTTAAGTGATGTTCTTTTATAAGTGAATCATTGTAATCAATCTGCTGATATATTCGTGTAAGGTTAAACAAAGACTGCTTGCTTTCATCTCTAAAAGCATGCGACTCTGTTCTAGGAAACTGTCTGTAAAATTCATTTAAAGCATCAGGATCATTTTTTAAACTTTCAACTTCATTGTTCCAGTAATCAACAACATCTTCCACAGGCATTCCATACTCATCAATGTATCCCTCAAAGTTCCACTCCATTGGTATAAACAAAGAATACAACCCACTTTTGGTTTGACCATTGTTACTTCTGTTATTAAGATTAGAATCATAGTAAAGCTTTTTAAACTCTTCGCCACCCTTGTTTAGTGCATTTGATGTTGAACCCATCATGCACTTCCCAATAATTCTTCTACCCAATCTTAAACATGTTTTGGTAACACGATAATTATTTAGTATATTGTTTGGCTTTAGCCATTTACCACTTTCATCATGTGCTAGTAAAAGTAACTTCTCGCCATCATAAGAGTTGTCATCTGTATTCTTCCAGTCAATAGTCGTATCAAGACCTTCCATCTCTTCATCATCAACATTATACATATTCTTTTTAGTAATCTTGGATGCAGGAATTCTAAACGCCAACTCTGTTTTAGGTTTGTCCATACCATCCTGTACAGGTTTAAAAAAGAAGGGATAATTTCTAACAATAGGCACAACCTTATCTGTAAACATTTTTTTTGCATCAGAACCTGACTTAGACAAAATGCCAATACGAGAGTTTTTAGATATTGTTCCAACATTTGCACACTCTTCTGAAGCCATATATGAAAAACCAGAACGTCTAATTTTTAAATATATCATTCCAAAGCATCTAGGGTCTGCTTTACATGCCTCCCAAAATATGTAAAAAATTCTATTTGCCTCCCTAAAATCAGGATATCCTACATCAATTTTTGTCCACTGAAGGTACATGTAGTGTGATCCTGTAATGTATGTACTTGTTTTGTTATTTGTAAACCAATAACCCTGTTCTCTTTTATTAAACTCATCTTCAATGTAATCTATCCACTTAGCTTTAAAAGTGTTTGGTTGCTCATTCCACTGAAATATAGATTGTATTTTTAGGAGTGCTTTTGGTGGCTCAGTTCTTTCCCACTTAGATGTGTTTTTTTGAAGAGACTCAGGAGCTTTTGGTAAGCCTATTCGTAGTCCATTAATATCATAAACCTCACCTAGCTCTCCTGTTTTAGATATTATAACTACATGATACTTCTCGTCATATCCATATTGCCATGACTTGTTTCTGTTCTTTTTCTTTAATATTCCTTTTGGAATATAATTATCCAGAACCCTGTGTAAATTATGAAGACTTTCTTTCTGCAAACCCTAGTTTTGTATCTAGTTTACTTGGACCTCGTTCTTCGATTTCCATTAAATTTTTTTCATTCTCTATTCTAGTCAATATATCAAACGCATCAAATATTGCTAGTTTTTTTGTTGCTGCAGCATTCTTTAATCTGTCAGCAGCCAACTCATCTTCTGGGTCTGGCTTTATAATGTCTTCTTTTGCAACTTTAATAAGTTGCTCTACGGCTCTCATCCCTGCCTGAATAATATTCTTTTTTAAAGTTTTTGACTCCATTGCGATTCGGATTATATTTGATTCTTGGTCGTTTTTTTCTTTTTGGATTATCACTCATAATTTTATTGTTATTTGATGGTCAAACATTCGATATAGTTTTTCTCCATCCACTTCAAACTCGTACTCACTTTCAGGCGTAAAACAAACCTTATCACCTGGGTTTACATTTTTTGAACGTAAGTAGTTGTTGCTATACTTTATTTCACCAACTAATGGTTCTTCATTGGTGTTTTTATATAAATAGTAGTCTTCTGTAGGAAGAGGTTTAGTAAAACAATACCTTCCATTAGTGTTCCATTGATTTCCATTATGATACATATAAAACTGATCAGGCTCAACAAAAAATAAATCATCCATAAAAAAGCTTCTTCCACTTTTACGCCTACCCTGCATGTCATTATAAAACTTAAATACATTATGATGCACTAATAATTTATCTCCTGGTTTAATAGGACCGTCATAAACAATTGGTGTTGCAATAACCTCCGCAATTCTATTTGATGCTTTATGGTTTTCCTCTGAAGTGCTTGTTATAAAGTTTACATCACCAATTTTTTTAGTGTTGTTATACCTTTTGTTATCCAAAGGTTTAGTAATAAATAAGTAAGGTGATTTCATTAGAAGTTAATATTATACTCGATAGACACAGGCATATTAACAAATCTTTTCCATAACACAATCTCTTCAGTATATGTAGATTTAATCCATATTTTAAAAGAGTCTTGATTATCATCGTAACGAATGTGATGAATTTTATACGTTCCTTTTAATATTTCTTGATCCACAACATAATGCATAGCTCCACCTTTGTAATCAGGACCTACTGCTATCTTACGAATATCATTCATTTAATTTAATTTGATTTATAACAAATATAAGTAAAAAAAAATACCCCTAAATAAATAGAGGTATTCTAAGCGAAGAGGCAAGCCTAATTGACAACATCACGAAGATGTAGACCTAATTGACAACATCACGAAGATGTAGACCTAATTGGCAGCCTCGCATATTTTAAAATCCATTAATAAAACTCCCTTTGAGAAGGACCAGTAGATCCTTGTGATATAATATATGATATACAAATTTTTTGATTGTTTGGTTGTAATTGATATTTTAACATTACTGCGTTTGATAAATCTCCAAATATATATGGCAACTGATGGTTTGTATTTGTCCATGTAGGGTTTGGTATGCCTATAGCAAATTTCATTATAATTTGTAGTGTTCTTCTATCATTTGGATTATTATCAATATTTATATTACTAGACTTACCACGAACTCCAAATCGTGTAGCCCATAGACCATTTAATGTTGTAGCAGGAAGCGAGGTCACTTCTGTGTTTGTATCATCAAACAAAAATCCTAAAGGATTAAAAGGCACTTCAATATAAGTGGTAGGTCTCAATGAAGCAAAGTCAGTTATCAATGACCCTGTCTTAGCAATCTTTAATTCACTATTTATATCCCACTCTGTCGGAATAGGA